TCTGGAGTCAAAGCAATATTCAGAGGACCAACACAAACGATACCGTTTGTATAATCCACTGTGCCTACATTATTATTCAAAATTACTTCTTGCTCGTCTCTGACGGTGACAAGGATCATCCTTCCTCTGCCATCATCACGCAAGTTAACTGGGACGAGTGTTTGTGTTTGCTCCAGGCTGCTAAATGCAGGTGTCTGGATAAGTCCACTGGTTACACCTGCCGCTACGAGGTCTTCAGTGTATCCAGTGGCATAGAATGTGCCAGATTTCACAACCGAGAAGGAAGGTAAGCAACTTCCGCCATTTCCACCACCAGAGTAATCATCTGGGTTATAAAGAGCATTACCGAAGTCTAGGCACTGGTTAAATACCTGACCAAAATTGAAGTCGGTCAAGTTTTGACCCAGAGCAACTTGGGTTGTGTTGCCAGAGATGGATGGGTCGGAATTGTCGATCACAGCACCAAGTTTGGATGCCTCAATTCTTCCACCGTAACGGTTGGATGTGTTTTGGCTATTGTAGTTGTCAATATTCTTTAAGATCTTAGTTGCAAGATCATTTGAATTCAGATTCGTGTTATTGCCGTTGTAGTAAACATAGGTCTTAGGCAAGACATAGAATACCTTCGGATCGATAACTTCAACACCAATGGAAGCAACGGCATATGCCTTGAGTTGATTCTTCAGCTTTGTTTTGGTTGTTTCATTAAGTGCAGATCCAGTTTGGGGTCTGACAGCAATATAGACCTTGCCGTAGATTGGTGGGTTTAGTCTTTCTCCACCATAAGCAACAACACTCTTTGCCTGGGGATAGAGTTGTCTTACAATATTTTCATAATCCAACTCTGTAACAGCTCTGTTTTGAGTTGTATACAGTCTGGGAGCATTGTATTTGATCGACAGGGGAGTTTCTCTAGGCGTGCCGTCCCCAGCAGTCCTGACCGTGATGGTTTCGATCTGGGAAGATGCAATAACTCTACCTTGAGAATCGGTTGCTGTGCCAATGAATGTAAAGTCTCTGGAACCGTTTGCTTCTTCGCCTGTGGTCCTCACATAGTCAATTTTTACAAATTCGCCGTCGATCAATCTACGACCCAACACGCCATCACCAAAGACAAGGCGATACCTAAGGTCATCTACCTCTTCTAGGAAGTAAATACGGGAGTTTGAGTCCAAAGCAACTGCGCTGGTTGCTCTATTGTAGATGTCGATCTCACTTGATTGAATGGAAGGAGAGACATAAACAATCATTCTCTCGGTGTCAACATCTTCACTAGGAATAACATAATTTTGTGTCTTTGTGTTATTGACTGTGAATGAGTATGTTAAGAGATTGCCTTGATAAACTGGAATGCACTTAAACGAAGCAATACCAGTCTGTTGATCGACAGAAGCAGTTTGTTGTGTGAGCAGGGTGAAAATATAGTTTTCGTTGACCGTCTCTGCAACGAAAGAATCGCCCTTTCTAATATTTACAAAGTCTGGAAAGGTCAGTCCATCGGATCCAATGTTTGTCTGGACATTGACAGTGACCTCTGCCATTGCGGCTTTGATTGAACGAGGTGTGTAGTTAAGTTGCTTCGCAATTTTAACGATATTGTCTCTTACAGTAGCAGTCTCAAGGAATGCTTCATTCAAAGCCATGTTGGCATTGAATGCTGTATAGTAGGTATTATATGCTAGGATATCGAGCAGATATGAAGCAGCAGATCCTTCAAAATCGTAGTCGGTAAATTCACTACGAGTTCTTAGGTAGGATCTAATAGACTCTTTAATTTCAAAAAAGTCTAAAGACGTTACTTCTGAGGGAATCGCTGACATTAGGCTTTCTCCAGCACGAAATCTACTTCCTTAACAATTTGCTCTCCTATAATTGAGTATCTCACTGTGACCTCAATCTCATTTGTGTCATAACCATCTCGGACATCGACCCCCTTTACGGAGATTCTAGGTTCGAGTTTATTGAGCGTAGAGTAGATCTCGTCTTTGATCGCTTCCCCAGTAAAAACATCATATGGCTCAAAAAGAAGAGCAGTTACTCTAGACCCAACATTATTTTGAAACGGTCGCTCTCCAACTGCAGTTTTAACCAGATTCATTACAGATTGCTTGATAGCATTATCATTCTTAACTGCACCAAAATCACGACTATTGGGATTGGCGTTAAACGTCATGTTAAAATCCCGATAGCCGCGACTTATGTTTTTATCTGACTTAAACTTGTAGGGCATTAGTGCCAACGCTCAACGAAATCGTCAAACCCGTTTTTACCACCACACCATCTCGAATTACGATCACCAGGCGGATCGTTTGAGTGCTTATGCACTTTACCAAGGTATTTATCACTTCTGGGATCGGTGATTAAAACCATCCCTGACGAGATGAATTCCTTACCTTGATCTGGAATTGGGTGATTAGCCATCTGTCTCTCCATAAAGGGTCAACAGAACTTTTATAGTGGTTGCTATCACTACGATTTATTTATAGTCCCACGGCCAATGGTTGTTTGGTTTCTCCCACCAAAAATGTAAATCTGTCATATAGTCATCATAATACAAAGACACAAAGTCGCTTTTGAATTTGCTACTCATGTTTTCGCACAAAGCGACTGTGTGGATATTATGCTCCTGGACAAACTGCTTCATCGAGTCAGTAATCCACTTGTAATTGCTTCCACGGATTACTCCTGCTTCAATGAGCACAAACTGATCCCAGTCCAATACCCACTCTGCAAAATTGATTTCAAACTGGACTCTATATTGACCTGCTTGCTCATCTGGGAAGGGGACATTAACTGCTTCAATATGATAAATCTCCCCATCCACACTCAGGGCATGTGACAGGTGTTGAGTCACAATTCCTGAATAGTCTGGGGAGACGCACAAAAAGCAGGTCCTACTCGGATGAATATTTGGTTTAGAGACTTGTATTTTATACACTAGCTCTTCAATGAGTGCTAACTCTTGGTCTCTACTGATATAGAGTAGGTCTCTGCCGTTTGTCATGTCAAAAAAGGTTGAGTTGGTCTTCTAGATTTTTCCACGTTGGTGGGTGGAAGTTGCAATATTCATTAAATGTAATTTTCATTTCTTTGTGGCTCAAACCACAATGGGATGCTGCTTTGGGCAAATTCCATTTTGCTTCAAAGAGCATCTCCATCGACTTACGGGTTTCGGGTCTCATTTATCACCCTCGACCTTGACCACGATAACGCTTTTTACGTCCATTGCGTGACGATGCTCCAAGGTGAGTATTCTTGCTGCGACCTTGACGAGTCTTCTTCGGGGGACCTTCGGTGTAATTGGATCGAACCAGTCCGACTTTTGCTTTTGCCATGAGTGACCTCAAACTACCTTGTAATTATACATCATCCAGACCAGACTGTCATCGACCCATATGCAACAACACTGCTGCAGGGATATGACCATCCTGGGAATCCAACGCCCAATGGATCAAGAATTCTTATCACAAGCCTCTTCAGGGCAAACGTGAAGAGAGTGGTCGGATATGCCGTCCTAGAGTGTCCAACGCCCTTATCCTCTAGAGTTAGCACAGAGCATGGAATAGGGGTCGGCACGGGGCACACAGCGTTGCCACAGGGGCACATATAGACGATAATGTTAGTGCAGGTGCTCGGGTGTGGAATAAACTTATCTCCTGCCAGCATGATTGGGAATCCATGCACCAAAACAGTTGCCCTATCTGGTGTGATTGGGAAAATCGGTATTAGATTCAAAGGTGGCCACCAACAGGAATATTCTTTGATACGAATAGTCCTAGGTTTTGGTGGTGACTGACATGGTTGAGTGCTATGGACCACAGGAGGCAAACACAATCCGTGTCCTGAGCAAGGAAGACCATTTAATGCTGCAACTGGTTTTACTAATCCGAATGGCATTAGGTTACTCCCTCCAATGATCTGCCAATGTCGTATGGATACTGATCTTGACATTCATCGAAATATGGATTGCCCAAATTTCGGATTGTCTTACCAAGTGCAGTTGTGCCACCCGACAAATAATTCAAAACTTTGAATGTGCCCGAATATGGACCCATCTTCATTCTATATTTACCTTGGGTGATCCTACTAGGGTCAATAGCGATGGAAACGTCCGCAACACTCTCCAATGCAACACATCCATTACACAATCCAGTGCCACTGTTGTCTTGCTGAGAGAAGAAGAGCGAATATGGAGTCGCTGAAGTTGGTGGAGTGATTTCGTAGTAAGTTAGACCAGGAAGACCATTACCATTTGCGTCATAACCACAAAATACATCCAAAGGACCATCTGTGTTAGTCCCCTTCCTCACATAGCGGTCCCAGCAGTCCTCAGGGATGCCTAGAGGGTCTGTAGGACACTCATTATCGTTAACACGGATAGAAGTGTAGACTGCGCTGTCCTCCCCCGCCACAAAACCATCTACATCGGAAGTTGGATCTGTGGGACTGTAAGAATATGTGGTCCAGACTCCATAAGTGGAGTTTGGAGTGTATCCTTCGACGTTATCTCCCAGCCAAAGTTGGAATTGCTCCAATTCTGTGAAATTACTGCGATTATAGTCAAATGTATTTTCATCAGATCCCGTTGGGACGAAAATTAGGTCATTGTTGTTGTTTGGATCACGATAGCAACGACCTGAGACAGATCCACGACTACAATTCCAAGTTTTTGTGCCACCAGACACTTTTCTACGCTCAGTCAAGCGTGGTTTCGGTAAGCTATTCAAAAATTCCATAAATTGCTGACCCTGAGATCCAGTTGTGGTCCCTTCAATGCTCAAATTGACTTGGAATTGCGCTTCCTCGTCTTTTGGCGCACAATATTTGTATGGGAGGTAACCAAAAGCGACTGTTTTGCCATATGTGCGTGATTCTTCGTCTTCATCCGCTGCCATATAGGCACATGGCATCTGAAACCACTTCTTGATATTGTAAATAATCGGTTGATCGACGTAAATACAGCGATTTCCGCCAAAAGCACCATACAAACCGTTGAAAGCATCGGTAGTTTTCTCTGCTGTCTGAATATCTTGCTCAATTTCCGAGTGATACTTGCTCTGATATTCAGCAACGCCAGAATTTACATTCAAAATGTCAAACATTCCGCTTGGAGGGAAGGCTTTTGTCAATGGCATCCCCATTGTGATGTCAATACAGTCAGCAGGGAGTGCTTGACAGAAAGCAAATTGACCATCTGGGTCAACTTCCGCCAATTCCATGTATGTGATTGGAATATTTGTCTTATTTCCCTCAGTCAAAACGCCAAAACTCTGCTTAATGATGTCTTGGAAGGGTGTCATGTCCTTTCCAAGCGTATCTGAGTCCAACATCCCACTCAAAGCATCGGGTTGTTTGCGAATACTCTCGTTATCGAGCTTAGATTCTGCCTCAACTTGCAATCCTTGCTCGGCAATATAGACAACTGGCGGGTTTTGGGGGTCATAACCACTGCCACGATTGGTAATTGTGACCTTTCTGATGATTCCCGAGGGAGAAATGTCCGTGATTTTCGCTTCTGCTGCTTTATATTGCAAAACTGTGTCAAATTCACGCGATCTTTTGTTATAACCTTGCGCTACTTTGTTAAGAACTCGTCTCTGTTGGGAAGATCCAGTGCGATTTGTCTCCAATTGTGGGAATTGATTGGTGTTTTCCTCGTATTGTGACTTGAATCCACGCCTAACTCCCTCTGCAGTGTCTTGTGCAGAGAATTCTTCGAGGATTTGTGGGTCGGAAATGACGATTTGAGGATTGATATACCCCACTCCACCGTTGATGATGTTGATTTCTACCACTTCACCCTGGGTATTGACCACTGCTTCTGCCTCAGCAAGGTCCAAAGTGCGGGTTGGTATCAATGCTTGAGGGTCAATCTTGACTTTATAGTATTGAATATTCTTCTCAAACTCGTAAACACCCCAAAATGCGACCTTATCTGCGATGCCATACCCTGCCAGGACCACTGCAGTAGCACCATCTGCCGCAGTAATCGCCTGTTGGTAGGTAAATTTGTTGCCATCTACACCTTCATAGCGCGATAGGTCCATATAACCGCACTTCATTTTGTCTCCAAAGTAGAAAACGCGGTTGATTAACCACCCTTGGAAGATTTCACCCTTCTTAAAACTACCCGAAGATGAGGTATAGCGGAAAAAGATACGCCTATCATCAGTGCCAGCAGTGGAAAATGACTCCTCTAGACCACTACCCCCAGGTCCTTCTAGGGTAATCTTGGACTTTGTAGTCTTCCATGCATCTTCTCTGATCTGATAGAAGTGCGAATAGAATTCGGTATTGGGTATGCAGCAAGGATATGACCTTGTAGTGCCAGACCCCTGAGCACCTTCTGTGGTGCAGGTTGCGTTTGGACAACATGCTCTATCACTCAATTCATACTGAATGCCAAAGATCGGACCATTCCAGGGGTAGGTTGTGTCATACAGGTAATACATGAATTGGGAGTCATACCCATATTGAAACCCTAGGAAGCGTGGCACAGCACCCTTGATGGCACCATTCAGACCATACAACCACTCGAAACGTGCTTCTTCATTGAGAATGGTAACACCAGATCCACCACCTTCAACGTTATCATTCAATGGCCATCCATATCCATCGACAGCAGGGGCACCAATGTTACTATTTCTGCGATATCTGAGGTATGAGTGGGTAGTAGTATTCCATGCATACCACCCAGACTTGTCAATACACTGCCCTGTAGGACCAATCTTACCAATATCGATAATTCTCTTACTGCCTGCATCAGGTGCGTCACCACCAAAAACATAGCAGAGGATACCCTGATACTCATATTCGCCATTCATGGCGTCTTTGGGGGCGATAGGACCGCCACTCAGGTTGACTTCGCCAGCAGGTGTAGTGGTATAGAAGTTGTCAGACTCGGGTGTGCCGTTATGAATGACGTTATCTTTGAAATAGTGATACAGTGGTACGATAGATTC